TCAGGGTTTGACACCGGCCGTTCTCTTTTCGGCCTTTTCGAGCTTGGCGATCGCCGTGTCTGCAAGCTTCGCCTGGTCCGCAGAACGCGTGTAGGTCTCCACCTCGTCGAGGCTGGTATGGCCCAGGACGGCGGCGATTTCTTTGGTCGTCGCGCCAGCTTCAGCCAGCCGCCGGCCCGCCGCCTTGCGCAGGCCGTGCGGGGTGCGGCCCGTCACGCCGGCAAGCGTCGCGCGCTCTACGAACCAGCTGGTGAAGCCGGCCGGTGAAAACGGCCTGCCGTACTGCGTCAGAATGAACGTCATCCCGGCGCCGTGCCGGGCGATCTCGGCTTTCAAACGCGGGTGGACCGGAATCCAGATCGGGACGTCTGTCTTGTCCTGAGTCACGGCGATTCGGCCATTCTTGACGTGCTGCTGACCCATGCCGACGACGTCGGACCGGCGGACACCCGTATAAAGCAAGAGGTACAGCGCGAGGCGCTCGCGCGTGCCCTCCCCCCACTTCGCTTCGAACGTCTCGATCTCGGCCTCCGACCAGGGGATGAAACCCTTGGACTTGCGCTTTCGAGACTTGGTCTCTCGGACCGGGTTGTCTTTGCGCCAACCCAGTTCGACGGCGACAGCGAAGGCCTTCATCAGACGCTTGCGCAGATTGCGCTGGGCGCCGGGCCGATCGGCCATCTGGTGGAAAATGCCGTTCAGATGCTGCGGCTCGATCGAGACGGCGGACCGGCCGCCCCAAGCCCCAGCCCGAAAGCGATCCAGGATCTGACGATAGGTCTTCTGGGTCTGAGGCTCGAGATCGAGGAAGTCGGCCGAGCGATAGTATTCGATCATCAGGTGGTTGATCGAGCGCGGCTGGACCTTCGTTGCGGGGTCAGCCTTGGGCGCGCGGCCGTGCGCCAGGGCATAGGCCGCCATGAACTCGGCCGAGCCTGGATCGCCCGGCAACCCAACAGTCGCGTAGCCCTTGCGGCGGTAATAATGGCGTATCCGCCCATGGCGGTCTTTGAACCGCTGGACATAGGCCAGGTCGATCGTCGCCATGCCGTTCATTGGGGCAGAACGTCATCCCACTCGTTCCGCCCGCTCGCCTTTGCTGCGGCGACCTCCATCCGGTCGCCCAACACCAAGCGAAACCCGCCTTCCTTGGGGAAGTCAACGGCCGCGACCTGATGGCCGCACTTCTCCATCACGCCCATAGCGCGCTTGATGTCCGCTGCGGTGAAGGCGACGCGGGTGGTCATGCGGCTGCCGCCTCATCGGCAAATGCCCTGATGTTGAGCCGAACCGGGTTTGTCATCGCAGCGCCCTCGCGGCCGAGGGAGCGGCGACGCCGGGATTGAGGGCGACGCCGTCGCCCGCGCGCTGACCGTCGCGGTAGGCGCCCCAGTTCATCGGCCGCCTCGCAGATCCCGTCTCGATCTTGACGCCGCGCCTGGCCAGCTCTTCGGTGATCAGGGCGTTGCGCAGGACGACAAGTCCCCGGCCGGTTGGCTGAGGCGGGATCAAAGCGAGGATCCGCGCGGCGAGCCGGTCCGCCATACCGTCGAGGAAGGGCATAACCCGGGCGGCCTGTTTTATGTGCGGGAGGTGGCGGACAGCGCGCATGATCGCCGCCGATTCCGTGCGCATGGCGCGTTCGCAGATGGCGAGCAGATAGGCGGCGATCTCGACCTCGTGCGTCAGGCCGACGAAGGTAATCCGGGTCGGTGCGGCGCGACCGCCGGTCCAGTACCGGGTGTTGGTCAGCTTCGCGATCGCGCTCGCGGGCTTCCAAAGCTTCAGGCCAACGGTGCCGGCGGCGTCATGCACATGGTCGCCGAAGGGTGAGGCGCGCAGATCGGCCTCATCCATCGTCATGTTGTAGTCGGCCAGCAGCTGGGCGAGCTTCTCGGTCGCCGCCATGGCTTCGGCCTCGGTGCAGCCGTTCTCGACCGTCTTGGCCCGCAGAGCGCGAATGCGGGCGGCGATGCGCTCGCGTTCGCTCATGCCGCATCCTCCCGCCAGTGCTCGAGTTCATCGAGCGCCATGCGCAGGGCATCCTCTGGCGTCCAGGGAAGCGCCTCGCAGCCATAGCGAGCGCGGGTGTGGACTCGGTGTTCGGCGCGGTTGTAGCCCTGGTCGAGCATATCCAGTTCGACGTCCACCGTGACCCGCGCCGTGGTCATGGCGTGGTCCCACGTCAACGCCGCATGATCGACGAAGGCGCGGGCGACCCACTCCTCAAACCCGGTTCTTGGCGGCGTGGTGTTCCCCCAAAAGTCGCAGTCGGTCCAGGCGTAGGGGTTGGCGTCGAACTCCTCTTGTTCGAGAACGCCCAACGCGAGCCGCGCGCCGATCCGCACCGCCTCTACCCGCATCAGATCCGAGAAGGTGAAGCGGTCGTCGCCATAGTAGTCATCGATGCCGGCGTCGATCGCCAAACCCACAGCGCGATCGCGGCTCTCACAGAGGCTCTCAACTTCTTCGGCGAGCGCGCTGCGGCCGCCGCGAGTGAAGATGTCGTCCGCGTCCCCGTAGCGATGGACGCCCTTCCAGATGCCGAGCCAGACGTCCCAGCCGTCAGGCGCGACGAGACCTTTGTCTTCTCGGGCGTAGTAGGGGCGCCCCTCATCGCTGTCGCGGCACTTCAGGTGATCGCGTGTCGGCCGATCGGCCCGCCACCGTTCCATTTCTGCTGCGTATTCATCAGCGCGGTAGTCATCGGCGTCAGGCTTGCACCGCCGCCACCACTGCAATTCCTCACGGATCGTCTGAAGGCTGCTCACGGCTTGGCGATTCGCAGCCTCAATGATGTGTCGGGCCGTGGCGTCCGCATCGTAGCTTTGCCGGATCTCGGACTTGCTAAGCAAATAGTCGTAATCCGATCCGGCCGCCCATCGCAGAGCCGATTTCAATGTGCCCAGGCCATGGTTGCGGACGATGATCTCACCGACGTCGCCAGACACTGAGATCGAGCCGGGCGCCCAAGTCAGGGTGAAGCCATAGGCCCATGACCTCCCCGTGCGGCAGACGAAGCTGCGCGACGGAACGGCGGTGGCGACATGGCCGCTGTAGCTTTTGCGGATCCGGCGGAGGTCTTCAGCGTAGACGTTCATTCGCGCACCATGGCGTCGAGTTCGGCGCGCGAGGCATTCGGCAGCGGGTCGCGGCGCAGGATCGGGATGATCAGCTTCCCGCGCCGTTGCTTCGCGCGTTCGTTGGCAAGGTCGGTCTCGGCCCGGTCAAGGCGAGCAAGGGCGGAGCGCGCAGCGGTGCGGGCGGTGTGGGCCTCGGCTCGGCGGTCCTCGATCTCCTGCTGAAGGCGCGTCACCTCGGCGGCGGTGGCGTCGCGCTGGTCCTGGGTTAGGCCAGCCTCAGTCAGCAAGGCGGCAACCATCAGACCCGCCCCTGTGGCCCGATACTCCTGGCGGTCGGGGGCGTAGTCGTCGGGCGCGGCGATAGGGACGATCAGCCCCTTGCGCTCAAGGGCCGCCGTAGCGGCGCAGGCGTAGTGGTCCGCGCCGCTAGCGATTCGATGCATGGCCATGACCTGGCTGCGGGCCAGCGACAGGGTGAAGGCGCCGGAGGTCACGTAGTCCTGGAAACGGAAGTTGCTCACTGTGCGACCTCCGCCGGATAGCCATCGTGCTGAACGCCATCCAGGCGACGACCTGCCGCCTTCTTTCCGGCGCGGTAGCAGGTCGGCTCATCGTCGATGTGCATGCCCTCGGCAGAGGCCGGGGTCAGGGTTTCAAAGTGCCACTGGTCATTGAACCAATCAGCAGTCTCAACCGTGCGGCCGAGGGTGTTCTGAGCGTTCTCGCCCGGCGTCCAGTCGCCCCATTGTTTGAACAGGAAGGGCGTTCCGGCGGCGGCGCAGTCATCGCGGATGTCCCGCGCCCAGTCCGGGTGCATTGGGCGAGAGCCTTGTCCGCTCTCTCCCCCGACGACGACCCAGTCGATGCGATGGCGGCGGTCGGGACCGTCGCCGCCTTCGTTGAAGCCGTCACCGCAGTCGAAGAAATAGTAATCACCTGTCTCGAGGCAGTTGTACTTCCAGTCTGTCTCGTGGTCTTCGGGCGCATATCGGGGCGCTTGGATGGCAGTCAGGTGGACTGGTCCAAGCAACGGCTCGGCCGAAACCCAACGCACGACGGCGGGCGTCTCCAGCAGGATTGGTATTCGCTCATCGGCGCGCGCCTGGTCCTCGGCGCTGACGCCCAGCCACACGTTCGGCAAAGGCCATGCGGTATCGTCCAGACTGACGCCATGCGAGGCGCCGTCGATGCGGGCGGCGGCGTCCTCGATCAGCTGCGGCACGATGAACGACATGTGGTCGAGCGCTCGTTGCGATTCCGCGAGGCGGGCGAAGTAGGCCAGCATCCGCTCCGGTCTCTTCGTCAGAACCTGAAAGACGTGCTGGGGGCACAACGCCATGACCGCAAAGATCTGGTCCAGCTGGTCATCGGTGACGCCGTCGTGGAACAGATCGCCATGTGCGGCGACGAAGATCTTGCGCGGCTTGGACCAGCGCAACGGCTGGGTCAGCCAGTCGGCGTTGAACCGCACCTCACCGTTCCAGACCGGGCCGGCCTTGCTGTCGGTCGTCAGGCCCTTGCGCGAGGGGTGGTCGCGCAGGCGGGTGCCGGCGAGCTTCATCGCATAGCAGTTCGTACAGCCCGGCGAGACGACGCTGCACCCGGTGACGATGTTCCAGGTCGCATCGGTCCATTCGATGTGGGTGTTGTCCGCCATTAGCGGCGCCCCCGCTCTTCCGTGCAGCAGTCGGCGGCAAAGCGGATCGCCGTCGCTGCGACTTGGATCGCCTCGGTCTTCATCGCCTCAAGGTCGCGCCGCTTCTGGTTGGTCCAGACGTGCGCCTTTAACTCGTCCACCTCCTCATGAATGATGGCGAACCCTTCGTGCGCCGAGTTGTAGGGAGGCCGCGCGCGCGCCGCCACGATCGCCTCTGTGAGTGCGTAGTCGGCGGCGTTGACCAGCGGCGCGTGAACATCGGCGGTGAGGCAGTAGAAGCTCAGGAAATCCGTTGGCAGCGCTCGGCCCGACTTCAGCAGTTGGCAATGCTCGACGATCTGTTCGAGCATCGCAGCCGAGGACGCGCGGCTGTCTTCGTCAGGCGCGCCGCGTAGGGGGTGCTCCACGCCCTTTAGCTGGTCAATGGCGTTCGCCAGCGCGCCTGCCATGTCAATCTTCAGGCGGGCCATCAGGCGGCCTCCGCCTCTGCGACCAACGTCTTGGCTGCTGCGATCTCGTCAGCGAAGCGGCTGGCGTCGATGACGACGACGGTCGAGCCGGGCCAGTAGGTCGTGACTGTCTCGGTCTTCTTCCACTCATTGAAGAAGTCGATCAGCTTCGGCAGATCTCTGCACTCGGCGTCCTCGTGGTGCTCGTCCATGAGGTAGTTTTCGATGGCGTCCTCAAGATCGAAATCGAAACCCTTCGCGGTCGTGACGTAGCAGTAGCTGGGCGGCGCGGATCCCATGTCGATCAGGTTCTCGACCAACTCCTCGACGCTGCCGGCGTAGGTTTCCTCGCCGTCGCACACCCACTTCGCCCATTCACCGGAAGCCGCCCATTCCTCTGGCGTCAGGGTCGGCGCGGCAATCAGTGCCTTCGCGGCTCGCACGTTGGCGGCGCGTTCGCGCGCTTCAGGCAAGCGCTCGGCCGCCGCGCGCTCGAGGTATTCAGCGCCCTTCAAGTCGACCGAGAATCTTTCCGCATTCGGGGCGTAGAAGACGTTCGGGGTTTCCCCTTCCTTCGCCACCTTGATCAGGATCGGGATCGGGCGCGACGTGTCCACGCCTTCATTCAGGCTGAGGCGCGGGAAGTCCAAGATCGGCAGTTCCACGGTGTCGCTCATCACGCCGCATCCTTCATGTCGTCGGCGATCACCAGCCGATTGCGGCGCAGGGCGGCTTGCAGGACGTCGCGGCCCTTGCCGTTGAGGTAGGCGTGGCCAATCAGACGATCGCGGTCGTTGCCGGCGTCCAGGGCGAAGACAGAGACGGCGCGGCGGTTCTGCGTGTCGCCGTCGATCTCGAGATCTTCGACCTCGACCAGTTCGAGGGCCTGAAGGCCGCGCTCGCGCTGAATGTGACGGGCCAAGGCTTCCACGTCGGGGAAGGCTTTCGGCTTGTCGGCGGGGTTGGCCGTCAGGATGGCGAAGCGGACGTCGTGGGACATGCGGTATCTCCGGCGATACAGGTTGCGGGGTGCGTGGGTCGGGTGGTTGTGGGCGGCCAGCAGGGCGACGCCTTCGATCCAGGGGCGGTCCATCAGGCGGCCTCGTCCTGATCCGCGCCGGCGTCGTCCGTGCCGTCGTCGCCGGTCGGCGTGTCGCCGGCGGCGGCGAGGTGTTCGTCGGTTAGGATGACGGCGCCCTCGTGGGTCCAGTCGAAGCCGTCCTCGCCGAACTCGACGCCATTGTCGTCGAGGAAGCTGGCGAGGATCTGCGCGGCCAGTTCGGCGGCCTGCTCCTCCGTCAGATCGGGTCGGCGGTCGGCGGCGACGGCGGTGATCGCCTCGACGAACTCCTCTTCGCTGGGCGCGTCAGCTTGGGCCGGCGTCGGGGTCAGAACGCCGCCGGCGGCGTTGGCGGCGACGACGATCATCTGATTGATCGCCAGTTCCTGCTCGCTTGGCGCGGCGTAGTGATTGAGGCGGTCCTTCACCGTCTTGCCATTGGCGGCGGCGATGATGCCTGAGGGCAAGGCCTGCCAAGGCAAGGGGCGATCGAGGTCGCTGGCGATGCTGACGACTTCATCCGGCTGGCCCGCCTCCGGGCGTTCCTGGGCGGCGGCCAGAAGGCGCAGATGACGCTGGCGGGCTTCGGCCCAGACCGCGTCACGCGCGGCGTTCGCGGCGGCGCGGTCCTGATCTTCCTTGGCGCGCTGTTCCGACGCCACTCGCGCGGCCTCGACCAGTGCGGAGCCTTCGGCCGTCAGCTCGCCGGGATCAGCCAGCCAGGGTGTGCCGAGAACAGGCGCCTCATCGTCCCACTTCGGCGCTTCAGCTCCGAACACTTTCGCCTGGGCCTCGCGGAGGGCCGCGATCCGCGATTCGCTGGCATGCAGTCCAGCGGGCAGCGGGGGATTGCACCAATCCACGCCGAGGGGCGCGCCGTAGCCGCGTTTGACGACGAAGCGGCCGAGGCGCGAGCCGAACTGCTTGATGCCTGAGAAATCCAAGACGTCAAGCGCTTGGAGGCGCGCACCTTCAGGCGATGCGCTGGCATCCGGGGCAACCACGATCTCATTCCACAGGTTGCCGTACTCGGTCATCTCGTAGGCGGCGAAGATGGTTTCGACGGCAGCCAGCCATTCGGCCGGGGTCAGGTCGATCGGCTTCGGGGCGTTGTCCTTCGCCGTGAGCTTCTGGCGGGCGTCGCGCACCGACAGGTGTTTGGGGTCGTCACGCGGCAGGGTCATGCGCTGCTGATCGGCCTCGTCCAGCTTCAGGAAGCGGCGGTGTTGCTGGACGTGTTCGGGGGTGTAGCCGAGGCGTTCGGCGATCAGCTTGTTCTCGAAGCCCAGCTCCGCCAGCTGCTCGAAACCCTTGGCCTTCTCGATCGGGTTCAGCTTGCGACGCAGCAGGTTCTCGGCGATGGCGGCGAAGCGGGTTTCCTTGGCGTCGCGGTCCAGCAGGCGGGTCAGGATCGGCTCTTCGGCTTCCCAGTCGCCGTCGTTGATCGCCTCGCCGATGGCGCGCCAGCGGCGTTCGCCGGCGACCAGGCGATAGCGCGGCAGGGTCAGTTCGCCGGCCGGGGTGACGACGGTGATCGTCGCGTCCTGAAGATCATCCTCGGCCATGGGGCGCACGACCAGGTTCTGAAGCAGGCCGTTTTTGACGATGTCGGCGCGCAGGGCGTCCAGCTCATCCTTCGCCTCGTCGCTGGTCCAGTCCTGACGGGCGTTGTCCGGATCGGGCAGGATCTGGTCATGGCGCAGCGCCAGCAGGCCGTCCGGAAGGCCCTCCCCGCCCTCCGCGGTTTCGGCGCGGTTGATGGCCTCGAGCTGCAACAGGCCGTCCGGAGTTAGGCCGTTGGCGATCGGCTCGGCGTGCAGCAGGCCCGCCCCCTCCATCCCCTTCAGCGTCTTGCTGAGGTTGGAGTGGTCGCGTCCGATCAAAGCCGCCAGGGCGCTGACCGACGGGATTGTCCGGCGGCCCGCCGGCGTGGCCAGGGCGCGCAGGACGTCAGCGTTCTGGACGGCGAGGATATTCAGTTCGAGCATGATCGGGATCCGGTCAGGCGAAGGCGCGCAGCGCGCAGATGGCGGCGGCGATCAGGGTGGCGATGATGAGAAAGCGGGCGCCCGTCTTGTTCGGGCGCGGGTTCAGCGGGCCGCCATCCGGCGAGCGTCGATCGGCAGCGTCGGCGACCTGATCCAATCGGAGGGCCGTGCCGAAGGCTCCGGCGAAGGCGTTGTCGGCGCGCAGTCTGTGGGCGACAGCGCGCGCGTCGTCCGAGGTCAGCAGGCGGTCGTAACCGGGCATGACGACGGCGACGCGCGTTTCGCGGGCGATGTTGCGCGCCGCCACGATGCACGGTTCGGTGTAGCAGGACGCCTCCAGCGCGAGGACGCAGTCGGCCACGCGATCGACGCCGGGGCGGACCGATCGGGCGACCATGGCATCGACCCGCTGCGCCAGGCGCAGGGTCGATCCGACGGAGAGGTGACGAACCGGGTTCGTCGGGAAAGGCAGGACGTTGGACATGGCGCGGACGCTCCCGTGGGTGGGTGTCCGCACCGGACCCGGCGGGATTGCCGGTGGCGCTAGGGCAACGCCTTGTCGGTGCGGACAAGGCGAGGAATAATGGGTGAAGTTTCACCCTGTCAAGCCGAAGGGGTGATATTTCCCCCTTTCTGGATTTTTCGGCGTCTTCGGACGGGGTGCATTTCACCCGTCCAGACGCGCGCTATCGGCTTGACCCTTCACTCAGTGGTTGCGACCTTGGAGCGGCTGAGGGGCGCGCATGACCGACGACAAAGACCAAGAACTTCGAGCGCTTCGCGAACGCGTGGCGCAGCTGGAGGCGTCGGGCGAACAGGTCGTCGCGCCGACCGCAATCGCTCCCGCTCAGCCCAAGCCCAAGGGCATGGGTGGGTGCGGCGTCGCGGCGGTCGTTGTTAGCGGCCTGGTCGTGGCGGGCTGGCTGATCGCGACAATCTTTTCGTCGGGCGCGCCGTCGGGCGGTTTCGACATTGCTCAGGACATCAAGGCGCAGCAGTCCCTCTGGAGCCCGCCGTCGGGCTATACCGTGCACGAGACCGACGCCGGCGGTCGGATCGGGATCGAGTGGACCAAACCTTCGCGCAGCGAGTGTCGCGGCGGCGGCGTCACATGCTTCGCCGTCAATCTGGTCAGCGAGAAGGACTGCCCTCGAAACCTCTATGCGTCGATCACCCTGTTCGACGCATCCAATCGCAATATCGGCTGGACCAACGACACGGCCCAAGGCGTCAGGGCGAATGAGCCGATCCGGCTTGTGTTCACGACCTATACTGAAAACGTCGATGCCGCGCGCGTGGCCGAACTCAGCTGCTACTGACCGCCGGTCAGCCGGCGCGACGGGCTAGAAGCGCCGCAGAGAGCCGATAACCCAGCCCCGGATCCGCACCTCGGTGTCGGAGACGTCCCCGTCGGCGTAGGGAATGGGGGAGGTCCAGCGCGGATTGGTCGAACGCGGCCACAGCTGCACGACGCCGCCGATGATCTCGACTTGTTTCAGCGTCACCTCGCGAACGCCGCCTTGGGCGCGGATCCGTTCGACCTCGACGATGTCGCCATCGCGCGGGCTGTATTCGATCGCCGTGACATCGACGCAGTGGACCATGTCGCCGTCATAGATCGCGGCCGGTTGGCCGTTCCGCTCCAGGGCGTTCATCGAGTCGCCGCGCACGACCGACAGCCATTGGGCGGCTATGGGGAAGCGGAGATCTGCGGCGGCCGGGTAAGTCTCAGGCTCGCTCTGGTCCTCATCGATCTCGAGCCATGCGCCGGCCTGGACGACGCCCCGGATCGGCAGGGTGGCGGCGGCGATCGTCGCTGCGCGCTCGGCCGCGTCGCTACCGGACATGAAGGCGCTGGACGGCACCTCCAGATAGTCGGCGATCTTGGCGATCGTGTCGGCGCGCGCGTTTCGGCTGCGGCCGGAGAGGATGTCGCGGACCAGATGGTCGTTTCCGCCCACGCCTCGCGAGACGGCGCGAGGCGATGTGCCTCGGTCGGCAATCAGCTGGCGCAGCTTGTCGCGGTCGATCTCGATCATGCGCGGCATTGTGGCAGGCGCCGTTTCCACCTCTGAGGGTGAATATCCCCTTGACGACAGGTGAAGTTTCACCCTATCCGGCGAGGTATGAGCATCGCCCCCTTCCTCGCGGCTTGTGACGCCTTCAGCGCCGAAACGGGTCAATCCCGCCGTTGGCTGTCCAAGCGCCTGTTCAGCGACACCTACCGGCTCGAGCGTCTTGAGGACGGTTCGATCGACGTCGGCGTCCGGCGTCTGGAGCGCGCCCGGGCGGATCTGGCTTTGCTGGTCTCTGAACATTCGGCGGCCTCGTCGTCTGATGACGCGGTTGTGGCGCCGGGCGCGGATCATGGCGCCGAGAAAAGCTTGGCCGTTTTCTCCCCGGCAGGAGGTGCGGCATGAGCGCCGAACCCAATCGCTGGCTGAAGCTGAAGACGAAGCTGCTGATCAAGGCCTGCGGCGGCCTGGAAGAGGCCTCGGCCGCCTGCGCGGAATCATGCCGGCCCTATTCGGTGCCGCACCTGTCCCGTTGCCAGCGGCCCGACGGCCCCGATTTCCTGCCCATCGACATCGTCCTGTGTCTGGAAGCCTATTGCGGTCAGCCGATCGTCACGGCCGCGATGGCCGAGGCGCGCCCGGCTGGCGACGTGGTCGGATGCCTGCGCGACGAGGTGGCGGATGTCATCGAGCGCGGCGGCGACCTGTCTAAGGCGGTGCGGGCGGCGATGGCGGATGGTCAGGTCGATCCGCGCGAGGGCGCCGAGATCGGCGTGATGCTGGACGCCTTCTTCGAGGATCTGCACCAGGCGCGTCAGGCTCTGGCCGAAGCGATGCGGCCCAGAGAGGCGGCGGCGCGATGAGCGGCAACACCTTCCGCACTGGCTTGGGCGTGTGCCCGACGACCCCGCAAAAGGACATGGCGGCCTTTGACGCACTGCCGCCGATGGTGCGGGCGCGGCTGCGCGACGCGCCGTGCAATGTCGCCAGCGAGCCGCTGTTGCGGTTCTGGCGCTCGGATATCGGCGACGCCTCCGAACGGCACGACGCCCTGCTGGCCAAGCTGGCCAAATTGGATTCGGGCCTCGGCCGTATCGCGATGGGAGCGGCGGCATGACGCGGATCGATCACGTCGATGCGGACTTCGTGCTGCGCAAACGCGCCCTGCGCGCCAGCTGGAGCGCGATCGCCGGAATGACCGGATGTTCGGAGCTGGAGCTGCGGCGCAAGTTCGACGCGTCCATGCCCGCCGTGCCCATCGTCAAACCGGCCCTGTCGCCGCGCGAGAAGGCGGAACGCGCGCTGGTGAAGGCTGGCCTGGGTAAGGATGCAGCGGCCATCGTCGCCCGTCTGTGGCACGCCAATGGCGCCGTCCTGCCCAGCGCACAGTTGGCCCAGGGCATCGCCGGCGGCGGCGCGGCGCGCGCGGTCTGCGTCACGGCGCGAGAGGTCGCCAAGGCGCGGCTGGGCCTGACCTTCCGCGAAAAAGGGTTCGGGCTGTCGCCCGCCGATCTGGTCGTCGTGTCGCGGCTGGCTGAAGCCTGGGAGGCCGGCCAGTGATCCGACGTCCCGGCAAACCGCAGTCGCGACCGGCCGGGGTCAAGAGCCGGGCCGATTGGCGCGGTCTGGTCGAACTGGCCAAGGCCTGCGCCGACGACGCCGCCGAAGAGGCGTGGGGTCAGGACGCCGAACTGCGTCTGGCCAGCCTGGGCAACCGGGTCAACGGCGCCTCGACCGAGGTGTTCGCGCGCGAGGCCGGGGCGGCGACGACGGACGCCGCGAAGGCCTTCGTGCTGGCGGCCAAGGCGTTCGCGCGGCGCGAGACGCCCGGCGAGGTGCGGCGGCGACTGGCGGCCTCGGTCGCCGATCTTTCGATGTTTTTGGATCAGCAGCTGACCGGCCTGGCGGACCGGGATTTTCGACAGGCCCATCGCGGCCGACCGGAGGTGTGGGGATGAGGCTCTTCTCGTGGCGCTATCGGCCGCAGGCCTACTTGAGCGCAGGCTCGCCGTCGTTCGGGAGGCCGACATGAGCGCGCAGATCACAGCCGCCCATGTGGCGCTCGCGGTCGTGGCGGCGTGTCGGATGACGGGAGCGGATCCGCAGGCCGTGTTCGGCCCTGCCCATGGCAACAAACGCACCCGTCTGATCGCGGCGGCGGGCCTGATGACGGCGCTGAAGCTGAAGCCCCGCGACGTCGCCGGCGTGTTCAAGGTCGATCGGTCGCGGCTGGCCCCGTCCATGCTGCGCAACGCGGACATCGAGGCGGATCGCCTTTTGAACGTCGCGGAGGCGCTGCGGAATGGCGGCGTGCTGGATGGCGCGCGCCCACAGCCAAAGGCGGCGGACGCGGATGCGTCGGCGCGTAAGCCCTCGCCGGTTCAGACGCGCCCGGATCGCCCGGTCGCCCCGCCGCCTGCGCCCCCGCCGCCGCCGCCCGCCCAGCCCCCCGAACCCGATCGCCCCCGTCCCGCCGCGACAAACCCGGTTCGTTCGCGGCCGACGCCGGCGCGGTCCGGCGCGGTCGAAACGCTGAAGGCGGTCAGCGACAATATGGTGCGCTGGTCGCGGATTTACCTCTCGCGCGGCGTGCCGATCGGCGACCTGGCCGACCTGTTTGACGTGGACGTCGAGGCGCTGGCTGGCCGCCTGAAGCCCGAACTGGCGAGGGCGGCATGACGCAATATCGCTATCCCAATGGGCAGATCGTCACGGTGATCGAACCCTTCTATCCCGCGTCATGCGACGGATGCGGATGGCAGGGTTCTTCCGGCGACTGCGGAACCGATAGCTGGGGCGACGACAGCGACGTCTATTGCCCTTCATGTTCGAGGAACGGCGCGGATTGCGGCAAGGCGGCTGAAGCGGCCGTCCGCATCAAAGCAAGCGGGCAGGCCGAGCCATGACCGCCGACATCGTCGAATTCCCCGCTCGCCCGGCCGGCGAGCCTGTCCGCGTGCGCCGCGTCGCGGCTGCGGGTGACATCGTCGTCCTCTGCCTGAACGCCACCGTCGGGCTGTGGGCGGCCTGGCCTGTCGCCGCCGTCGATGACGACGGGGTGGTGATGGGCGTCACCAATCGCGCCGGCAAGATGCTGGGTGTCGGTCGGCTGAACTGCGCGCCGGACGTGCTGGCCTTCCGCGCCGCCGACCATGATCCGGAGGCCTTCGCCGCCCTGCGCTGGCGGACCTGGATGGATCAGGGCGATGCGGTGATCGCCTTCGCCGAGATCGCGACGGTGTCGTCATGACGAAACTGAAGGCAACACGTCAAAAGATGGCGCCTGCGTCTCCGGGCGATCTCGTTGTGCTTCAGATCCAAGGAACCGTCGGCTGGACGGTCCTGTCGGTCGCTGAGGTCGATGAAGACGGCGCGATCACCGCCGTGTTCGATGTCGATGGCCGGGCAATCGCCATCTATCGGATGACGGACAGCCTCTCGTCATGGTTCGTATGCGGCTCCGAACGGCTACGCGAGGGCGCGCACGCAGAACTTCAAGGCCTGACCTCGCCTGACATCGCCGCCATCAAGGCGGCCTTCCGGGAGTGCGCGGCTGATGTGTGAGCGGTGCGATCTGCTGGCGGCCGAGTTGGCGCAAATGAAGGATGAGCTGGCCGAATGGCGGCGGCAGGCGTCGGAAGAGCGCAGCGTCGTCGTCCACGGTGAGGTGCGCGACCGCTGGTCCAGGACGCTGCGTCTGGCCCCGTTGCTATCGCAGGCTGTCATCCTGCTGGTCGAACGCGAGGGGCGCGCGGTCCGCTACGACGCGATCGCGAGGGCGACCTGCCGACACTTCGACGACCTTGCCGACCCCTGCGCAAGCGCCAAGGTCACGGTGCACAAGGTGCGCCGCGCGATGGCGGCGGTCGGCATCAACGACGGGATCGAGACGGTTTGGGGCGTCGGCTATCGCATGCGCCCAAATGCAGCAGCCGCGCTGAGGCGGGTCGTATTCGGGCCTGAGGCACCCTCCATCGTCGGGGTGGCGGCATGACCCATGACTGGTCCGTTGCTGTCGATGACGCGATCGTTGCGGCTGCCCGAAGCGGCGCGGTCTTCGCGTTCAGTCTGTCGGGCGGAAAGGATTCCGGGGCGGCGGGCGAGGCCGGTCAGCGGTTCCTCGATGCTGTCGGTCATCCAAGGGATCGGCGCGTTGCGATCCATGCCGATCTTGGGCGAGCCGAGTGGAAGGCGACGCCCGAGGCTGTCGCCGCTACTGCCCGTCACCTCGGCCTGCCGCTGATGGTGGTGCGTCATCGAACGCACGACATGGTCTCGCGCTGGGAGACCCGGTTCACCCACGGCAAGCGGCGATACGCTGATCTGTCCGTGTTCAATCTCATCGGTCCGTGGTCGTCGTCGAGCCTGAGGTTCTGCACGTCGGAGATGAAGCAACAGGTGATCGCGCCTGCGCTTCAGCGGGCCTTTCCCGGAGAGACGATCGTCTCTGTCGTCGGCATTCGCAGGGACGAAAGCGTCAAGCGGGCCGGGGCGCAGATCAGTAAGTCGGAGTCCGCGCGGGATCGGGCTGATGGGTCGCGCATGATGACCTGGCATCCGGTGCTCAACTGGTCAGCGGACGCCGTTTTTGCACGCCATGCCGCGACGCGCCTGCCCCTACACGAGGCGTATTCCGTCTACGGATCCAGCCGGGTTAGCTGCGCCTTCTGCGTCATGCAAAGCGTCGGGGACCAGGCGGCCGCCGTGCGCTGCGCCAGCAACATAGACCTATACCGACACCTCGTCGCCATGGAGGCGGGGTCGAGCTTCAGCTTCCAGCCGACGCGCTGGCTGGCCGACGTCGCGCCAACGTTGCTGAGCGAAGGCCTCGCCTCGGACGTTCGTCGCGGCAAGGCTATGGCGCTTCAGCGGCGATCCCTTGAAGCGGGACTGCCGGAAGGCCTGCGCTACGTCAAAGGCTGGCCGCTACGGGCACCGGCCTGGGCCGAGGCGGAACGGGTCGTCGCTGCGCGCGGTGTGATCCTCGGTCATCACGGCTTGCCTGACCTGTTTCCAACGCCGGGTTCGGTGATCGCGCGGTTCGAGCAGTTGATGGCCGAGCGTGATGAGAAGGCGTCGGCGCAAGTCGCTCGAACACAGGCTGCAATCCGGCGCCAATGGAGGGCTGCGGCATGACGCGTGACCTGTTCGGCGAGACGCCTCGGCCGGCCCCGAAGGCCGGCGAGATCGCCCTGGCGATGGTGCTGCACGACCAGACCGACAAGGCGTGGCTGCTGGCCGAGACCAACGATCGCCGCGAGGCGCAGTGGGCGCCGAAGTCACAGGCGAGACGCGGCGAGGGCCGCGACGAGAACATCTGGACCATGCCGACCTGGCTGGCCCAGGAACGGGGGTGGATGTGAGTAAGCTTGGGGAGGCCGGCGCGTTCGAGGCGGCCTTGAACCTGCTGCGCGAGCAGCTGCGGGCGGTGGCGGACGTGCGCCGTCAGATCGCCAGCGATGAGGCGCTGAGGGCTGAAGATCCGAAGCATCAGCACGCGCTGATGGTCCAGACGCTAAACGAGATGGGGCAGCTGGCGCGGGCGATCAGCACGCTGGAAGCCGTCGAGGCCGGGCGGATCGTGGTCGCACCCGAGAAGGTGCTGCGGCCCCGCGTGGCGGCGGCCGACCTGCCGCCGATAGAGCGGACCAGCGCCCTGGCGGTGAAGACGCCCAGCGCGCCGCTGGGGGCCTTGTCATGAGCGACGTGGCGGTGACGTGGGCCAAGGCGCAGGAATGCGTCGATGCGGCCGGCAAGAAGGATCGCAACGCCAAACAGACGCTTGTGCATCTGGCGTCCTACGTCGATGCGCTGGGCGTGGGCTGGGCGTCGGTGCCCGTCTTGGCCATGGAGATGGATGTCTCGGAGCGGTCGGTTCAGCGCGGCCTGCGGGCGCTCGAGGCCATGTCGCTGATCAAGGCGACGGGCGAAAAGAAGAACATGGAGGGGCGTCTGTACCCCTATTACCAGCTGCCGCTGGAGACGGGTCACGCCAGCACGGCGCGTCGTCGCAAGGCCGAACGGGCGGCGGCGCGGGGTGACAGGGTGTCACCCCAAGGCGGGGAAAATCCGGGGTCGCCGGGTGACAAGGTGTCACCCCAAGATGTCGCATCTGTCACCCCACGGGGTGACACGGGTGTCACCCAAATAGGGAAGGGAATTACTCAAGGGTTTAAACCCTCCGCGAGCGTGCGCGCGAGCGAGGCTGCCGGGAAGGCTTGGGCGACGAAGGCGCCGGAGCGGGTCGCCCCGCCACGCGTCGAAGCGTCATGGCTTAACGCCGTCGAGCGCAGCCGTGAAACCGACGACCGGATGCTGAGCGCGGTTCGGGCCTGCGTCGCCCGTGATCCCGACTTCGGCCGGGGCAAGGCGATGAACCTGGACCGCTGGCTGGACGAGGATCGGTTCATGGCCTGGTTGCCGGACGACGGCGCGCTGGCGCAGGCCCCGATCGTCCTGGGCTGGGCGGGACCGGCGAACGTGAAGGCGGCAGTCATGGACGCGATGGGGGAAGCGGGCGTGGCCAGCTACCTCAATCACGCGGGCTGGGACGAAGGGCTTTGCGCGGTCGTCGCGGCGACGAAGATCGGGGCGCAGCGCCTGACGGATGGGGCGGGTTCGGCGCTGAAGGCGCTGGGCGTCCGGGTGATGACGAAGGGGGCGGCGCATGGGTAAGGCGGTTATGCCGATGCGGCTGAGCGCAGAGCAGCTGGCGCGCATGGAGGCCAGCCGGGCGCGGCGCTTGGCCGGTCCCGTCGAGGTGGTGGTGTCGGGCGTGACCCTGCGCCCTTCGCAGCGGGATGCGTTGATGGAAGCCGAGCGTCTGGCCGGCGGCTTGGCTGAGCGACGCAAGGCGGCCATGCTGGTCCGTCTGGTCGAGGGGCAGCTGAAGGCGGCGCGCGATGGGGCGGCCGTCGAGGCGGCGATCGAGGACACGTTGCTGCGGGCCGAGGCGCGTGGCGAGGCGTTCGAGGTCGAGACGGTGGCGGTCGGCGAGTTCCGGCGCGACGACAACGGCGGGCTGGCGCGGCTGAAGGGGCAGCCCATCCTCGACGTTCAGACCGTTCGGCGGGCGCGGCGCATCGATGGGATTGCCAGCCTCTATCGGGCCGGGCACCTCGACGACGACCAGCTGCGGATCGCGGACGAGTATCGCCAGCTGGTCGAGGCGGCCCGCCCGCCGGTCGGCGTCGCGACGATCGAGCCACGCGTGGGCCGGGCATGGGCGGATCCAGAGGCTCCGATGGCGGCGGCGATCGAGCGAGGACAGGCCGGCGCGCTGCTGTCGAGAAAGCATGCGGCGCTGACGCCGGAACAGGCCGCCGTGCTTCAGGCCGTCGCCGGTCGCGGTGAGAGCATTCGGGGGCTTACGGGCGGCGGTCGTCGGTGGCAGACGAATCGGTCGCTGCTGATCGAGGCACTTACACTTTCCGACAAAGTTCGATCGGTCGAGAAAATGTAGGTTGTCGGACGGGAACGCTAAGTGCATCCGTTCCCTCACTTCCAGAGGTGCGACCCCAGCCCGCCCGGCCCTGCCGAGGCGGGTTTTTGGTGGCCGCCATAGGCCACGGGTCCTTCCCCCAAACCCTGACGTATACGGGCAGCTTGGGCATGTAGGTTCTCAAGCGAAGACCTAAAATGCGCATAGCACGGATCGCGCACGGATCATGTTTGGCGCACGGGTGAACGCACATGAACGCACGGATGCAGTCAGCACCGTCGGGCTTCGTGACCGTCGCCCAAGCGGCGGCCGAACTGACGCGGCGCGGCGATAAGATCGATGCCTCGAACGTTTCGAGATACCTCGCCCGCAACCCCGACATCGCCTCCCGAAAGGAAGGCCGATGCCGATTCGTCGATCTGGCGGCGTTGATCCTTCATCGCTCGGGTAACACGCTGTCGATAGGGCGGCGCGACATGGTCCCGGAGGATGCTGCACCAACTGTCCTGGACGATGATGATGGCGGCGGCGTACCGCTGACGCCGGGCATCGCCTCGGAGATCCAGCAGGCCAACCTTCGCCTGAAACAGCTTCAGGTCCGCGACAAGGAACGTGAAGACGCACTGGCCGAGGGCGACCTTGTGCCGGCGGCTGACGTCCTGGCCGTCATCAACGGCGTGATGCAGACCTTCGTGACAGAGTTGGAGCGGGTCGAGATGTCCATCGCCACCCGCCACGGCCGCGTCGTCGCTGCTGATTTCCGCAAGGCGCGAAAGGATGCCCAGGCGGCGGCATCTGCCAAACTAAAGGTCGCGGCCGAAGCGCAGCTGCACCCGTCTGTTTCCGGCATGATCGCCACCGATCAGGCCGCTGCGCCCTGACGCGATGACCGCAATGTCGCTGGCCGCTGCAGCGGTCTACGCGGGTGTGGCGGCGGCGATGGCGCCCGCCCCTGAAACGAGCATTTCAGAGTGGGTAGCGGGCGGCGCTGACGGCGGGCCGGTTATCCTGTCGGCGCGAACGAACACGCCCAAAGAGGGGCCGATCAGTTTCGACGGCGTCGAGTATCTGCGCGAGCCGCTGGATCGGCTGCACCCTGACGATCCGGCATCGCGGGTCACCATTCGTGGCGGGGCGCAATCCGCCAAGAGCACCGTCGGACAGCTCTGGGTCTGCTGGTCGGTCGAGAACAATCCGCGCTCCTTCGCAATCGGCCTGCCTTCGGCGGGCGAGATCACGAAATACAACGAGCTGAAGCTCGAGCCACTGCTGGACGATAGTCCCCGGCTGAAAGACCGCATCGACCGCCGCGTCATCCGTGGCCGGCCGATGTCGGATGGCAAGAAGAAGACGCTGAAGACGGGCGCGCAGATCCGCCTCTTCAACCTCGCGTCACCGAAAGAACTACAGATGATCTCGACCGGGAACCTGATCCTGGAAGAGGTCGGCAACGCCCTCGTCGATGTTGGTGAGCGCGGCTCCCCGGTCGCCCAGGCGCGTGAACGTCAGGCCGCTTATTCGGTCATCGGTTCCAAGGAACTGATGATCTCGACGCCGTCCGTGCTGGGCGAGTGCGAAGTTTCAAAGGCCGAAGAGGCGGGCGACCAGCGCCGCTTCTATGGCCAGTGCCCTCACTGCACCGGCTTCTTCCACCTCGAGCCGGAGGATTTCAAACCGGCCTCGCCGAACGGCACGCCTCATCACTTCGTCTGCCCTCCCTCGGAGGGCGGATGCGGCGGCGTTTTGGAAGAGACGGACATGCTGACGTTCCGCCCCGCCGGGATCTGGCTGCCCACCTTCCCGAGCCAGAACGAGGATAACCCGGCGCCAGCCAAGTTCGTCGCAGCTGAAGACGTCCATGGCTATACGCGCCGAAACTGCGAAGGCCGCGAGCCCAGCTACTACATCTGGCAGGCATACTGCGGCCTGATCAGTTGGGCGAAGATCGCCAAGTCCATCGCCGACGCCAAGTCACCAGCGGAACTGAAGACCCTGGAGCAGCAGACCTTCGGTCGCGCTTGGGATCCTTCGGTCGAGGCGATGAGCTGGGAGGAACTTCACCGCCTACGCGAGCCATACGAACACTCCATCGTCCCGGCAGGGGCGGAATACGTCACGGCCTTCACCGACGTCCAAGGCGCCTATCTCGAAGGCGGCGCCATCGCCTGGGGGCCGGGCGGCGAGTGGTGGGTCATCGATCGTTGGGTCATTCCGGGCGACACAGCCGGCGACCAGGTCTGGTTCGAACTCGACGAGATCTACCGCCGAACCTACCCCCATGCCGAAGGCGGCGAGCTGGGGATCGAGGCGTTCGGCGTCGACACCGGATTCAGAACCCAGCGCGTCTATTCCTTCTGTCGCGGTCGTCCCCGGTCTTATGCCATGGATGGCCGGCCGGGCTGGAAAGTGCCGATCCTGGGCAAGGCCAAGCCGGTCAAGGTGGTCGAGCAGGGCCGGGTCAAGGGGCGCGTCAAGCTGTGGCCGTCCGGCACGTGGGAACTAAAGGCCATGTTGGCCTGGTCCCTGAAGCTCTCGACCGAAGCGGGCTACGCGGTCCGTCAGCAAGGTCGGGGACACTGGTCCATGGCCGAAGACGAGGCCTGGGCGCAGCAGATCACGGCAGAGGGTCTGGCCGAGGAAACCGACGACCGCACCGGCGAGATCAAGCGTTGGTGGAAAAAGCTGCGGGACCGCAACGAGTGGGTGGACATCTGGGTCGGCGCCCGCGCGCTGGCGTGGAGCCTCGGAGTCGGCGCGCCGGCTAAGAACGGCGCAGAGAATGTGGATTGGGCCGCACGCGCCGCTGCGCGCGGCCAGGCCTCGGCATCGGCGCCTGACCTCTTCTCGGGGGAAAAGACGGCGCCGAAGTCCGCAGTTGCCTTGGAGCCGTCCGATCCGACGCCGCCGGCGAATGACAAACCGGGTTCGTCGGAACGTCGGTTCTTCCGTAAGAAACGAGGCTGAGCATGGCGCTGACCGAAGACGATGTGATCCGTCTCGCCCGCCTGCGGGCTGACCGCGACGCCCAGATCAGCGGGCGGGCGGTGTCCAAGGTCGCTTCAAATGGTCGCTCAAAGGATATGGCGGCGGCAGATCTGAAGCGCCTGGATGGTGAGATCGAGGCTCTGGAAACCAAGGCTCTCACTGGGCGGTCGCGTCGTCGCGGTGCGATCACCTTCCGGTGGGACCGATGAGCGGCATGTTCGGCCTGCGCGGCCCTGCCTATCCTTCCACCCGATCGGCGTCGGTGGCTCATGTGCCGACGGCGTTCGAGCGACCCTATGAAGCGGCGCGCCGCGAGGGCGTGCACGCAAACTGGCGGCCGGGCCTCCGCTCGGCGGATGCCGACTGGCTGGATGACCGCGATGAGGTGATCGCCAAATCGCGTGACATCGGTCGGAACGAAGGCGTCGGCGCATCCGCCACCATGCGCGTCGTCAATGCGTCCGTCGGCTTCCGCTGGGATTTCACGTCAAAGCCGAACCATCGCGCGCTGGGCATCAGCTATGAGGCGGCGCGCGAGCTGGGCCAAGCGATCGGTGCTGAGTGGGAGCAATACGCTTACGGCATCCACTTCTGCGCCGACGCGGAACGCACCCTGACCTTCGGCCAGCTGCTGCGCCTGTCGGCCGCTCACATCTTCAACGACGGTGAGATGTTGGGCCTCGTCGAGTGGGCTGAAGAAGAGCTGACGAAATACAAGACGCGCCTGCGCGTCGTCGATCCCGATCGCCTGTCGAACCCGAACGGCAAGCCGGACACTCCAACCTTGCGCGGCGGTGTCGAGAAGAACTGGAGCCAGGCGCCGATCCGCTATTGGATCCGCGAGGGTCACCCCGACGACGTCGGCATGGGCGCCGGTCGCGTGTCTATGAACTGGAAGTCGTGGGAGCGTTACTCGACCAATCTGGGGCGGCCCCAGGTGCTGCATGCGTTCGACAAGCTGCGTGCCGGTCAGACGCGTGGCGTCACCCGGTTCGCGTCGGTGTTGAAGCTGTTCAAAAGCTTCTCGCGGTTCACCGACAAGACCATCGAGGCAGCGGCCCTCAACGCCCTCTTCCTCGGTTTCATCAAGTCCAATGCTGGTCCGTCGGCGGTTTCGGATTCGTTCGACACCGACGACATGTCGGGCTTCGCGGCGGAGCGCGAGGACTTTTACGACGAGAACCCGGTCGAGGTTCAGGGCGTCCGCTTCCCCGTTCTGGGACCGGATGACGAAGTCCAGATGCAGACGACGGCCCGCGACACCTCGGGCTTCGACGGCTTCACGCGGGCGATCCTGCGGCTCATCGCGGCGGCGCTCGGCGTCACCTACGAAGAGCTGTCCATGGACTTCTCGACGACGAACTATTCGTCGGCGCGGGCGGCCCTGATGATCGCCTGGAAGGAAACGCTCGCTCTGCGCGGCTTGATCGAGCAGCAGATCGTCTGGCCCTTCTTTGCGGCCTGGCTGGAAGAGGCGATCGACATCGGCGCGATCCAGCTGCCGGCAGGCGCTCCCGACTTCTACGACGCGATCGACGCCTATGTCGAAGGCCGCTGGCGCGGTCCTGGTCGCGGCCACATCGATCCCACGAAAGAGCTGCTGGCGGCAGCGGGTCGGATGGAAGAGGGCATCACGACCATGGAAGACGAGTGCGCCGAGTACGACGGCTCCAACTGGGAAGACAAGCTCGAGCAGAAGGCCCGCGAGAACGCCTACAAGCGCGAACTGGGCCTGCCGGTCGACGGCGATCCCGTCGTGCCGGACGATGATCCCGAGGCGGATCGCCAGCGGGATGAGCGCCCGCGTTCCGCGCGCCGCTCGGCCATGTCGCGGGTCGCCGCCATCGCCGACAGCGTCGATCACAACGCCTTCCTGGATGCCCGGCCCGTCGCGGCCTGACCGGCCTTCGAGCCATCTGAGGACACCTCATGTCGAACCTGACCAGTCTGGCGACCCGCCACGCGGGCCGCCCCCTTCTGCTCACGCCGCGCGCCGCTTTCGAGCTGGCCAACCGCGTGCGCGATGTCGATGCCGAGGCCAGCGTGAAGCCCGGCCGCTTCTCCGCTCTGATCCGCAAACTGGCGGGACTGGACCGGCAGCCAAGCGCCATGGACGACGATGGTGATTACACGCCCATCCCCATGGAAACGCGTCTCGCCTACACGCCGCTGTATGCCGGCGAGCCTGACGACTTCGGCTTCTGCTGGACGCTGAAAGACGGCGTCGCTCTGATGCAGATCGACAAGCCGCTGCTCGATCGCGGCGAGATGTTCTGCGGCGAGGTCTATCACGGTTACGACACCATCCTTCAGGGTCTGCGCGAAGCCAACGAGGACGATCGCGTCCGGGCCATCTTCATCCGTGAAGCGACGCCGGGCGGCGTCGTCGCCAGCGGCCTTCCCGCTTTGGCTGAATACATGCGCGAGAACAGCGCGCGAGGCGGCGGCAAGCCCATCCATGTCTATGCGGACATGGCCTGCTCCGCCGGCTACTGGATTGCTTCTGGCGCTGACAAGATCGTCGCCGGCCGCGTCGGATTGGTCGGTTCGATCGGTGCGGTGATCGTGCATGAGAACTGGTCGGGGGCCTTGGAAAAGGCCGGCGTCGAAATCACCCCCATTCAGTTCGGCGAAGCCAAGACCGATGGCGCCTGGTTCGCCTCACTGTCGGATCGGGCGCGCGCGGATCTCCAGGCCGAGATCGATCAGTGCGGCCGGGACTTCATCTCGGATGTGGTCGCCGGCCGGCCTCAGCTTTCTCCGGAAGAAGTTCTGGCGACGCAGGCGGCCGTCTTCATGGGCCACCACGACGAAGCGCCCCGTTCTGCGCTCGGCCTGAAACTGATCGATGCCATCGCCTCCGAAGAGCAGGCGTTCGCCGAGCTGCGCGACCAGGTCGCCGGCTCCAAAACCAACACCGTCCCGGGTTCCCCAGCATCGGCCGGCAGCGCGCGGGACCGCGCTTCGGCTTCCCCTGCAAAGGAGGCCCCTGTGGCCAAGACACCGAAAGCGGGCGGCAAGCCGTCCGCGAGCACCGCTCTGGCTGCCGCACAGGCCGCCGCCCGCAAGGCGCAAGCCGAAGTCGCTCGACTGAAAGCCGAGGCCGCCGAAGAGGCGCCGCCGGCCGATGACGAAGAGGACGCCGAAACGCCGGAGGCTGAGATCGACGACGATCAGGCTCAGCCGGGTGCTGAGGCTGACGACGATGAAGGCGACGAAGACCAGACCGAGGCTGAGAAGATCGCCGGTTCACCGGAGGCCGAATCCAATCCGAAGGCTGCGACGGCTGCGATCGCGGCGGGTTTGACATATGCGCAGTTCCGAAAAACCTCGGCCGCCTTCTCGGGTGTCGGCGCCCGTCGTCTAGAATCGACCCTGAAGGGTTCGCCGCGCCTGGGCGCTGACGCCGCGTCGGACGGCAAGAAAGCGTCTGCAAACCTCGATCCTTCGGCCATCTACAAGCGCCGCGCCGAACGCGCCAAGGGCAGCGTCAAATAAGCCTCGCCTGAGCCTTCCAACCTCAATCGATTGAAGGCGTCGCAGGTCGGCGCCGGATCTGGAGATCCTCTATGACTATCCTCAAGGACTCGCCCGGTGCGGGCCACTTCATCCTGTCCGAAGCCAATGGCTATCGGTCGCGTCAGCGCATCATCGTCGGTCTGGCCCAGACGCTTCTGGCTGGACAGGTGCTCGGCAAGGTCACCGCCAGCGGTGACTATGTGAAGCTGGCCCCGTCCGCCACCGACGGCAGCCAGACGGCCGCCGGCATCGCCTTCGACGACTACATCACCACGACCGAGAAGGTCGATGGCGTCAGTTTCGAACGGGATGGCGAAGTGACCCTCGGTAAGCTCGTCTGGCCTGCCGGCGCCACGGACAATCAAAAGGCGACGGCCGTCGCCCAGCTGGCCGCAAAGGGCGTCCTCGCCCGCTTCTGATCAAGGCGTCTTCTCTTCTCTTCTCTTCTCATCTCGGCCCGGCCAGCGGCCGGGCCGGTCTCTTTTCACCGACGTCGCCGTGACGGCCGTCGGCTGCCAAAACGCAAGGAAACCGACCATGTCACTGGTGAACGTCTTTAAGTCGAGCCTCTTCAAAACCACCACCCTGACGGCGGCGATCAACGCCACCGAGACCCCGCCGCAGCGCATCGCGCAGCTGGGCCTGTTCGAAGAGCAGGGCGTGCCGACGACGTCCGTTGTCATCGAGCGCAAAAACTCGCGTCTGGACATTGCCCCCGTCCTGCCGCGCGGCGCGGATCCCACGCCGATGAAGGATCCGACGCGCCAGGGCGTTTCCCTGGTCATCCCGCACGTACCCGTGCGCGACCGTCTGATGGCGGACGAACTTCAGGACGTGCGTGAGTTTGGTTCTGAGGATCAGCTCGTCGGGATCGAGGCCGCGCGCGACGAGAAGCTTCAGACGATGGATGATACCCTGACGGTGACCGAGGAATATCACCGTCTGGGTGCGATCCAAGGCTTGATCCTGGACGAGGATGGCAGCGTCCTGCTCGACCTTTACGATGAGTTCGAAGTCACAGAGCCGGCCGCAATCGAAATCGATGTGACACGTGAAGGCTGGACTATTGGCGATGCCGGTCTGCTGCGGGCGCAGTTTTCGGGGCTTAAGACGCAGATGCGCCAGATCCTCGGCAACAAGCCGGTTCGTGGCATCTGGGCACCGTGCGGTGATGCCCTCTACGATCAAGTCGCCAACCATCCTGAAGTGATCGACACCTATCGCGCCACGATGGAGGCCAAGGATCTGCGCGGCGATCCTTCCGAGTCCTTCACCTACGGCGGCGTGATCTGGGAGAAGTATCCGGGTTACGGCGATGTTGAGATGGATGCGGACGAATGCCGCTTCATCCCCATGGGCGTTCCTGGCCTGTTTATCAGTCGCTACGCCCCGGCGAACTGGTTCTCGGCCGTCAACCGCAAGGGATTGCCGCGCTACGCTATGGCGACCCTCGATCCGACGGGCGAGAAATGGATCGACCTCGAAGGCCAGACCAACGGCCTGCACATCTGCACCCGTCCTGAAGTCCTGATCCCTGGCCGCCTGAAATAAGCCAGAGCGCTTCGCTCACCCGCCGCCCGATCAGCTCGGGCGGCGGGCTTCTCCGAGCGCGCGTCATCGCGCCCTCCGACAAGCCCGTCGAAAGGAACCTGTCATGGATAACACGAACACGCCGACCTCGACCTCCCAACTCGCTCTTCAAGCCGCGTCCAGCCAGGCGCAGCCGACGCTGGACGCGGCGGCCGAGAAGGCGGCGGCCGAGAAGGCGGCGGCCGAGAAGGCGGCGGCCGAGAAGGCGGCGGCCGAGAAGGCGGCGGCCGAGAAGGCGGCGGCCGAGAAGGCGGCGGCCGAGAAGGCGGCGGCCGAGAAGGCGGCGGCCGAGAAGGCGGCGGCCGAGAAGGCGGCGGCCGAGAAGGCGGCGGCCGAGAAGGCGGCGGCCGAGAAGGCGGCGGCCGATAAGGCGGCGGCCGATAAGGCGGCGGCCGATAAGGCGGCGGCCGATAAGGCGGCGGCCGATAAGGCGGCGGCCGATAAGGCGGCAAAGCCCCCTCGTGCACGGCGTGGTCCGCCTGCCGATGGCGGCGAGGAAGAACGCGTTGACGCGATCCTGTCGACCTCCAAGCTGCTGGGCGCCGGCGGCGAACGTCTGCGCAGGGGCATGGCTGTTTCCGTGCCCAAGCGACGCGCGTTTGCCCTGGAGCGCTCCGGCAAGATCCGCTTCGGTTCGGTTGAAGAAGTTGAGCGTGCCGCGACGCGGCTTGGCTCGGCTCGCATCGGCTGATCCATCGTGGCCGGCTTCTCGGATCTCCTCGACGGCATCGATGATGCCATTGAAGAGCATTTGTGCGACGACGCCTTGTATTCGGTCGATGGCGCCGCCTTCGTCGGTGTCCGGATTCAACTAGATCATCCGACGCCGGCGGATCGGTTGCAGGCGATCTCCTTCACTCGCACGCGTCCGTCGATCAGGGTCGCCAAGGCCGCCTGTCCGACGTTGAAGGAGGGGCACTTCTTCCGCCACGGCGTCGACCTCTGGGAAGTTGCTGAGGCGCCCACGGCGGATGGCGATGGCCGTTGGTGGGTGGTCGAGGTGATGCCGGGGTGACCACTCTTGCGCAGCTGAAGGCGGCGCTTGTTGGCGACTTCGACAGGGAGATGGACGCTGGTCTGAAGCGGGTTGAGGGCGCCATCCAGTCCGCGCTTTTCGACTATGCCGGCGACACGCAGACGAAGTGGCGGCAGGACGTCGCTCAATCTGGCCTGCGCAATGCCGGGCGGATGACGAAGACCATCCGTGTACGCAAATACAAGAACCGGGGGCTGAACCCCGCCGCCCAGGTCTATTCCACCTTCCCCATCCTGCAGCGCGCATTCGAGCAGGCGACCACGGTCCGATCGCCGAACGGGCACTTCCTGCTGATCCCAAATCCTGACGTCTGGCCGAGCGGCCGCGTGCCTCGGCCTGGCGGGCGTAGCGGGCAGCGCAACAATACGCTGGCCATCGCCGAGGCCAGATTCGGAAAGCTGAGGCTGATCTACCGCCAAGGTCAGGCCTCCCTGCTGGTGGCCGAGGCAAGGTCCAGCGCCTCACGACCCGGCAGCTTTCGCAAAGCCAGCGCCACTGCTCTGCGCACAGGGAACGGCCTGACCACCATTGTCGTCTTCTATCTGGTCAAGGAAGCCCGCCTGCCACGGATGCTGCGCGGCAATGTCATCCGAGAGCGCGCACAGCGAAACGCCGTCAGCGCCATCGACAGACTGTTCGTCCGCTACTTCGAACAACCCGGCAGCCAGGCCCTTCTGACGGGACCGAGCAATGATTGAACCCGCCTATCAGCAGCTAGCTTCGGACGTCGCAGACGCCCTTCTGTCGGCTGGCTTCATCGACGCGACGGCTGATCTCAAGATCGACCCGGCGGCACCGTTCACCCCGACCGGAGACGAGCGGAGCCTGATTAAGGCGGCGGCGCTGGTGAAGGTCAAGACGAACCCGGTTCGTCAGCTGATGGGCGGTCCAAGGGTTCGCTATGTCGTCGAGCGCCAGTGTCAGCTCGAACTCGCCATCGCTGGTCCCGAGCGCTTGCGACGTGGCAATCGCGTCGAGGACGCTCTGGCGGCCTTGGCAGTCTTGCAGGACGCCAATCCCACCCTGTCCGGTACAGCCGAACGGCTGATCCTTGGCGAGCAGACCGACGACGAGCTTCCGCCGAATGGCGTGAGCTTCTTCATCACCTTCACCATCCGCGTCCGCTCGGGCGACGCGCTGGGCCGCACCCCCTGACCGGAGCCTGACATGACCACGGAAACCGACACCGAAACCGACGCGCCGAACAAGCCCGGCCCCAAGCCCAAGCTGGTGTGGATCGTCACCCCAGAGGCCGGCCTGCATCAGGTCAACGCCAGCGCCGTCGACGGCGCGATTTCCAACGACAAGGGCCGCCGCGCGACCGAGCGCGACTTGGCCATCGCCGGCGTCACCGACGCCCAGGAGGACTGATCCATGCCCGCTGACGTCTGGTATGGCGGCGACTGCGAAACCCGCATCGGCCGCCGCGCGAACCTGGAGACGGCGCCGACCGTCTGGCAGAACTTCGAGTTCCTTTCGCTGACCATCACGCCCGCTCAGGAATGGCGCGAGCGGACGAAGCTGGGCAATCCCGGCATCCGCAAGAACGTGCTGGATCCGACGCGACCGCGTAAGGGCTTCTTCCGCCTGACCGGCGAGCTGGTCGTCGACGCCGATACGCGTCAGCTACCGCTGCTGCTGCGCGCCGCGATGGGTCCGCCGGCGGCGCCTGTCGCCAATGGCCCGCTGTTCGATCACACCTTCGAAAGCGGCTCCAAGGCGGAGCAGTATTTCGACCTGGCCATCAAGGTCGGCGACAACGACATCCGGGTCTACGAGGGCCTGACGATGTCCCAGCTCTCGACCCAGTTCACGGGGGAGAACACCCAAGACTTCAACCTGAACATCAGCCTCGCTGGCCTGCGTCGGAAGAAGCTGACGGCTTTCCCTGTTGGCACGGTGACGGCCGTTCCGACCGAAGCGCCCATCCTGCGCGCGCTGTTCGAGGTCGACGACGTCGCCGCCGGCAACATGCTGACGGGCTCGTTCAGCTTCAGCCGCCAGCTGCAGGAGGGTATCTTCCTCAGCGCCACGCCGACGGTGTCCAGCCTGCGGCCGAATGCGACCCAACATTCCGGCTCGGCCTCGTTCCGTGCGATCGGCGCGGTCTTCGACCAGATGGACGAAGAGGAAGACACCTTCGCTGCGACCTTCCGCATGCTTGGGGTCCAGACCGGGCATCTGATCCGCCTGCGCCACCCGCAAGCCCTGCTGGCGCCCAGCGCGATCCCGATCAGCGGACCGGGCCAGATCGAGCGCACCATCAACTGGTCGCCCTATCAGACAGCGGCGGCGGCTGCGGCCCAGATCATCATCACCAATGACGTGGCGGCCTACACATGAGCATTCGCGTCGCCCTGAAAAAGGATCCGGTCACGAAGTCGCTGCACGGCGCCTACTTGGGTGCCTCGATCACCGTGCGCCGGCTCCGTAGTCCGGAGTGGCACACCGCCCGCGCCGCAGCCCAGACCGTCCTGCAGAACGATGCGGAGCTGCTGCCGCTTTTGGTCGAACATGACCTTCTACCGGAGGGTGGAGTCCGTGGTTGGAAGCGGATGCGCGACGACGACCCAGGGGCTTACGCCGACTATCTGATCGGGATTTCGGCCTGGCTGACGGCTGTCGAGTGCGCCCTGGTCGGTATCTCGAACTGGACTGGGTTCACCCTCGATGACGGCGCGCCTGCGCCCATCAGTCGAGAGGTGCTTCAGTCGCTGTTTCTGGACGAAAAGCTCAGCGACCAGGTCATGGCCGTGCTGACGGAGGCGGCTGTGCTGTTGATTGTCGAGGGGGAGCCCTTCGGGGCCTCGCCGAATGGCTCTTCGGAGCAAGATCCGACGGCGTAGGCCCCGACCACTGCTTCAACTGTCAGAAGATCGCCGCGCCCTGCAGCCAGGGCGTGGCGATCAAGGGCCGGTGGTGTCCCCGGTTCGAACATGCTTGCCGAACGGCGGAGGGCGCTGAAGTTTGGGACGCGGTCCAACGCGCCGGAGCCTGGACAGGTGGCGGGATGACGCCTCGCCGGATTGATCGACAGGCCGTTCACGCCCGCCTGGATCATGTGCCGGTGTGGATCATCGAGACCCTGCTGGATGCGTTCGAGCCGGCGGCCCTGAAGGCGGCCGGCATCGCTGAGAAGCGACGAAACAAAACGAAGCCGCGCGCACGGCGTGCACATGCCGAGGACGAATCCGACGATGACTGATACGACAGCAGGGCGCGGCGGCGTCGGCATCCGCCTCTATGTGTCAGGCGGCGAGGTCGTAAAACGCACCTTCGATCAGGTAGGCGACAGCGGCCGCAAGATGTGGGCGGAGATCGCCTTGGGCGAGAAGTCGGCTAACCCCGCCATCCGCGCGCTATCCCTTGGTGCCGGTGAGGTGAAGCAAGGCTTCGACGGGCTAACCAGTCGCGCAGGATCGGCTGGCGTCGCGCTGGGAGCTTTCGGTTTTGCCGGAATGGCGGCGGCGGCTGCACTAGGCGCGCTGGCGATCGCGACCCAAGGGGCCTTCGAGGCTATGAAGAACGCCGCCGATCTGACCGATACGGCCGATCGGATCGGCATCGGCGTCGAGGCGCTGCAGCAGTGGCGCTATGTAGCCGACGAGGCTGGAGTGGACACCGGCACACTCGAAGGCGTGATGGAAAAGCTGAATGGCACTCTTGGCAAATTCAAGATGGGCCTGGGCGATGCCAAGCTGAAGCCAGTCTTTGAAGAGCTTGGCATTACGAAGGAGCAGCTGAGAAACGTCCAGACGGCTGATGAATTGCTGCTGCTTCTGTCGGACACGCTGGGCCGCGTTTCAGACCGCAGCAAACAGGTCTCGCTCGCTCGTCAGCTCGGTGCCGAAGAGGCGTTGCCTGTGATCCGCATGACGCGCGAGGAGATCGAGCAACTGATGAAGGCGTCGAGCGACCTAGGCCTGGTGATTGACGAAGAAACGAACAAACGGCTCGATGAGGCGGACCGAAAGCTGGAGCGTGCAGGACAGCAGATGCGCATCGTGCGGGACACCGCCGTTGCGCCCCTGGCTGATGTCTTTGCCGACGCCGCCGCTGAACTGGCGGGAATGGCGGTCCAGTTCTCGGAGATCGAGGCTCGATCTCCAGGCTGGGTCCAGGCCTTCATGGCTATCGGCCGCGCCATTCCCGGGTCGGGAGTTATCCAACGTGCCGGTGAGTTTGCACTGGGTCGCACTTACGGGCGGTTAGTTGGGCAGGGAAACACAACAAATCCCAACGCCGCTGGTGTGTTCAACACAGACGAAGTCGCTCGCGGTGTGGCGGCCTTCGCCATCGCACCGAAAGGCGATTTCGAGACCAGAGGCCATGCCTCACGCGGCGGAGGCGGCGGCTCCTCGGCCGCCTCGGCGGCACGGCAGGCCGAGCGAGAGGCCGAACGACGCAAACGCGAAGCGGAACGCGCTGCCGAAAACCTGCGGCGTGACATGGTGGGCGCGCGCCGCGACGCCACCCGTGAGCGCTGGTCCGGCGACACCCCCGAAGATCGCGCGCAGTTAGCGAAGTCGCTGCTGGCGTTGGATCAGCAGGAAAGGGACGCCAAACGTGAGGCGCTGAGGGCCGAACTTGAGCGAACGGGCGCCTTGACGGAGGCGGCGAAGATCCAGCTGGAGCAGATCCAAACGCTGGATCAGGAGACCGACCGGCTCAAGGATCGCGAGATCATTCAGACCCAGCGTCGGGAGCTGGCGGCGAAGCAGCTGCAGGCGGAGACGGTCGTCGCCGACGACGCGATCGCGCTGCTGAACATCCAGGACGGGCTGGCGAAAACGACGCGTCAGCGGTTCGAGATCGCCAAACAGATCATGGCCCTCGAGCATGAGCTGGAGCGCAAGGCTCGCAAGGTCGCGGCCGAGGCCGACGGCGTGGTCACGGATGAAGAGCGAGTGTCGCTCTACAATCTGGAGCGCCGTCAGCAGGGCGAGATCAACGTCCTCAACCACCAAGAAGACGAACGGCTGCGTGCTCAGTTCAAGTCCTACGGCCGCGAGGTGACAGAGGCGATTCGCGAGGGCCGGATCGGCGAATATATCGGCGACCAGCTGAAGCAACGGCTGCTGGACGGCGCACTGGATCAGCTGTTCAACATTCTTAAAATGGGTGGCGGGTCCGGTGGCGGCACTTCGAGCGGCGGCGGCAACTGGCTCTCGACCGCCTTCAGCGCCGCAAAGTCATTCTTCTCGAAGGGGGCGGGTCGGGCCGCTGGCGGCGATACCTGGGCCGGATCCAGCTATCCCGTCGTCGAGCATGGCAAGCCTGAGCTGTTCATGATCGGCGGAACCGGTCATGTGACCAGCGCGGTGGAGACGGCGCGGATGCTGCGCGAGGCCATGGCCGAGACGGGCGGCGGAACCGCCTCGGCCGCCGCGCCTGTCGTCCATATGCCAGGCATCACGATCAACGCACCCGGCGCAGATCCCGTCGCGCTGAAGCGCGTCGAGGACAAGGTCGACAAGCTGCAGCGCGACATGCCCGGCATGGCCGTTCGCGCCGTCAATGACGCCCGCCAGCGCAACCACGGAGGCTGAGCTTGGCCCTGACCGCATCGATCATGCCGGACGTCGCCGTCGTCAGCGCCGTGATGAACATCCAACGCCTCGATTTCCAGACGGCCGCCACCGACGGCCGGGGCTTCGGCGTGACGGCCGGCGCGCCCTTGTGGATCCTGAAGGCCACCATCCGCGACGGCGACGAGGGCGAGACCGATGAATGGTTCGCCTTCCTCGATGCCCTGCGTGGCCTGCAGCGTCCCTTCTTGGCTCACGATCTGACGCGGCCCTATCCACGCGCCTATCCGAACGGCTTCGCCGGCCTGAACCGTGCCGGCGGTGGCGGCTTCGACGGGTCCGCCGCCAGCTGGTCGGTCAACGCCGATCGGGACCAGGTCACACTCACGGGCCAGCCGTCGGGCCTGCTGCTGAAGCGCCGTGATGGGCTGATGCTCCGTTGGGCGACCGCCGGCGAACCGCGCCGTTCGCTGCATCGGTTGAGCGCCCCGGCGACGGCGTCGGCCGGCGGCGTCATCACTCTCGCCGTGGAGCCGCCGGTCCCCACGCTGGTCCCCGGATCAGCCGTCGCCGACCTGACCAAGCCGCAGGCGGTGTTTCGCCAGGTGATCGCCGAATCCGGAATGGGCGAACTGGACGCGCTGCATTCGGCGCCCGGCACGCTGTCTGCGATCCAAGATCTCCGGGCCTAGGAGCCTCCATGAAAACCTTCAGCGCAGAGGCCCTGGCGGCGATCGCCAGCGGCGACGTTCTGACGTCCGGCGCTGTTCAGCTGGGTCGTGAGCCGAACCAGATCCGCTTGTGGGGCGGCCATGGCGTCATCGCCTTCGGCGGCGTCGCCTATCTCGGCATCGGCAAGCGGGGCTTGGTCAGCGCCTCGGGCGGGTCTCTGGGTGGGTCTGAGCAGGGCGCAGAGTTGACCCTGTCCAACGTCGATCCGGACGTGATCGGCCAAGTGAACCTGAAGACGCTGCGCGGTCAGCCGGCGGTGCTGTGGCGCCTCATCTTCAACGGCACCGGCGCGCGGTTGCTGCATGCCGAGGTCTTCCTGCGCGGGCGGATCGACCGGGCGCCGAAAGAAGAGACGCCGGGCGGCGAGGCCATCATCCGGGTCGGCATCGAGGGACCGGCGCGCGGCCTCGGCCGGCGCTCGGAGCGCATGCGGACCGATGCGGACCAGCGGATGCTCGATCCCACGGCCAACGGTTTCGCCGCTGTCGCCTATGCCGGCGAGAAGGCGATCAACTGGGGCGGCAAGCCGCCTCAACGCAGCGGGACGGCCTTCGGGGGCGTCTCGCCCGGCCAGGCGGCCGCCATCAACGTCCTGACGCGAGGGGCCATCCAGCTATGACCCGAGATCATCATGCCCTGATCGCGTTCCTAGAGCATCGCGAGAATTGGTCCTTCAGCTACAGCGGAGTGGCGTCGACCCACGACTGCGCCCGTTTCGCCGACGCCGGCGTCCAGGCCGTGTTCGGCGTCGCGCCTCTGTCGGACTTCACCAGCGAATGGACCACACGTCGGGGCGCTCGACGCGTGCTCCGTCGTCACGGCGGCATGGCGAAGGCCGTCAGCGAAGTGATGACGCCGATCGACCTGACGCAGGCCGCGCGCGGCGATGTCGGCATGCTGGCGGATGAGCAGTTGGTGCTGTTCGAGGGCGAAACCCTCGTCGGCGTCCGCCCCGATCGCGGCCTGATGCGTCTGCCCCGTGCGCACGCCGTGCGCGCCTGGACTGTCGCGGTCGACTGACATGCCCTTGAAACGCTTCCTCATGGCCAGCGCCTTGGCGCTGAGTTTCGTTGTGTCCGCACCGGCGGTCGCCAAGGCTGACCCGATCACCACGGCGATAGTCACGACCTTCACGTCGTTCGCTGCTGGTACCACGGCGTATGCCGTCGCCACCTTCGTGGTCAATTCGGCCCTCTATGCGGCCGGCAGCTGGGCAGTGACGAAGGCCGCCAAGGCGCTTGGACTGATGAAGTCCAATGTGGCGGAGCGACAGGCCAGCGTTACGACGCTGTCGCTGGGCGAAACACCGCGCGAGGCCGTGGTCGGCATCGCCTGTGTCGGCGGCTCGCTGATCGACGCCTGGAATCACGGCGGCAAGTACGGCACGGATTACGTCACCCGCCGTGTGGCCCTGGCAGATCACGTCCTGGACGGCCTGATCGGCTATTACGTCGACGACACCTACTATGCCTTCAACGGAAACGGGGTGCAGCCGGGCTTCAACGGCGCGCTGCAGCTAACCTTCGTCAATGCGACGCGGGATGGGGTCTTCCCGCCGCCCTATATGCTCCAGGCGGGCGTGGGGCTGACGTCGGCCGATCGTTGCCCCAGCGTCGCCGAGATCTGGATCACCTACAAGTTCGACGATCAGGTCTGGACGCGCGGTCACCCTGGTCTGAAGTTCGTCGTTCGTGGCCTGCGAACATACGATCCGCGGTTCGATCCTCAGTATGGCTACACCGGCCCGTCGCCGCAGACCTGGGACGATGTCTCGACGCACCGCTTCAGCGAAAACGCAGCGATCGTTCGCTACAACATCCAGCGCGGCGTCTATGCCGTTGGCCGGCACGGTGAGCTTGAGCACCTTCTGATCGGACGGGGCCTAACGGCCGACGAAGCTCCTGCAGCGCGCATCATCGCCGCCGCCAACGTCTGCGACGAGATCGTTGATGGCCGCCCGCGCTACACTGTCGGCGGCGCGATTTCGAGCGCCCAGGCGCACATCGAGGTCGAGGAGATGTTCGCGGCCGCGACGGCGGGCCAGATCGTCCAGCGTGACGGCGGCGTCGAGGTCGAGCCCGGTCAGGCCAAGGCGGCGGTCGTCACAATCACGGATGCGGATCTCGTCGCCGGCGAGGCGATCAGCTTCGACGAGTTTACGCCCGACACCGACGGCGGCCGGATCAACACGGTCATTGCCCGCTATGTCGAGCCGAGCCAGCTCTACAAGGATCACAGCGGCGCGGTCCTGCGTAATCAGGCCGACATCATCGAGGACGGCGGTCCGCGCGAGCTGACCCTGCCGCTGATGCTGGTCACGAACAAGGGCCAGGCCGACCGCTGCGCGGAGATCTCCCGACGGGGCGCCCGCCTGGAGCGCCGCGCGCGGATTGCCCTGGTGCCGATGCTGCTGGCCGGTCGCGCCTCGGCCGAATTGGAAGACGGCGACATCATCGCCTGGCAAAGCAATCGCTATCACGAGGGTGCGACGGTCCGATATCGGATCGAGGCCTATGGCGTCGACGAGGGATGGCGCAACACTCTGCAGCTGCGCGAGATGGCCAGCTCGGTTTTCGGCCAGGCAGATCCGGTCGAGGACCGCGCGGCGCCGCCGCCTGCGCCTACGCCGATCGACGCGCTCCAGCTTGTAGGCGTCCAAGCCGAAGCGATCACGCTGCCCGGCGAGACATCGACCCTGCCCGCCGTCCGCTTCAGCTGGAACGTGACGACGGACGACACGGCCATGACGGCGATCCGCGCCGAAGTGCGCCGGGTCGGCGAAACGGACGCGGCGCCCACTCGGATTGACGACGTCGCCAAGGGTCAGGCGAATGTGACCAACGGCGTCGGCCCCGATCAGGCGCTGGAATGCCGTCTGGTCCCGATCGGCGATCCATCGCGGCCGGTGCTGGCGTCGAACTGGATCACGGTTTCGACGTCCACCATCGTCGCGGGCGACCTGTCGCCCGAAAGTCCAGTGTGGACGGAGATAGAACTCCAGGGCGTCGCGATTGATGAGGTGACCGGCCGCCTCGTTGGTGTCGAGGGCATCACCGAAACCCTTCAGCAGGGCGTCAGCGACCTGGAAGAGGTTTACGGCGACACCGCGAACTCGGCGGCAAATGCGACGGCGGCAGCTGAGGATGCGGCGAAGGCGATCCTGGCAAGGGCGGGTGCGGTAGCGGCTGAAGCGGGCGCGATCGCGGCGAAGAACGACGCGGTTACTGCGGCCGGGGCCAGCGCTTCGTCGGCCTCCCAAGCTGGCGGCTTCAAGACGGCTGCCGAAACCGCGTCCGCCGCAGCAACGGTGCAGCAGGTCGCGGCGACGACAGCCAGGAACGGCGCGGTTGCGGCGGCCATCGTCGGCTTCCCAGACATCATCACCGCAGATCTGTTCACCGAAGGCGTGACGGATAGGGTGGCGCCAGACAGCCGTCCCAGCGTGACCGGCAGCCGGGTGGCCAGCGGCGCCTATACGACGCCGGTCGGTGATGCGGTCAGCTTTTCACCAAAGGCCTTTGTGAAATGGTCGCAGGGCAAGGTGATCGAAATCTCCGTCACCATGGAGGGGGTTTCAGGGTCGGCCGCCGCGTACGCCCGTCTCGCCGCGCGCCGAATGACATCGGGGTATGTCACCCAATCGACCGTCTACCAACCTGTGACGATCATCCCCGTTGGGGGCGAGGTTGTCCTGACCTACATCGTCGGCTTTGGCGTGACTCCTGCGGGCGGGGTCCAGCTTCCTGCCGCGACGGGTGCGGAATGGGTCGCGATATTCGATCAGACCAATCTGAACGCCAGCGCCAGCGCCGCAGTTGCAGGCGCGCAGCAGCGCATCAAACGCCTAACCGTGAGGGACGTCACTTCTCAGATCGCGGCTCAAGGCGCCGCGTCCGCTTCGGCGTCTTCAGCGGCGAACGCCGCCGTCAGTGAGGCAGCTTCAGGTCAGAACGCGTTGGCCTCTCAAACTGCAAGAACTGCGGCGGAGACGGCCAAGGGACAGGCAGAGTCGTTCCGAAACGAGGCGGCGTCCTCGCGCGACACCGCAACGGAGCAGGCCGCCTTGGCGACGACCCAGGCCGGTCTGTCGGCCGGTTCGGCTAACCAGGCAGGCCAGAAGGCTGATGCGGCCTCGGGAAGCGCTTCTCAGGCCAGCACGAAGGCTGATGAAGCGGGGGCCTCCGCAGCCGCCTCCCTCGCCAATCAGGTCAGTGCAGGGGTGGCGCGAGATCAGGCGGTCGCCGCCCTGATGGCGCAGGGCCGCCAGAACCTCGTGGCGCGTGAAAACGTGACTACTGGCCAGCTGGTGACACTCCCGTCGGGCGGAACGTCTGGCTGGGGTTTCTCCATGGTCGGCGCTGGCGCGAATATTACCCGGTCCATCAAGGTAGGACCGCTGAAGGTCAGCACGCCCTACAGCTTGAGTTTCAAGGCCCGTCGCACGTCCGGTTCGGGATCATTGTCGATCAACGTTGACCTCTATCCCGACACCTTGCCTGAGCGCACGTTCGACATCCAATCGTCTGCCTGGACCGAATACAAGTGGGAGAACATCACCTCGTCCAGCGGTGATATGACGCTGGCTACAGCGCAGCTGCGCTTCTTCCGATCAACGCTTCCTGCCGGTTACAGCTACGAAATCACCGACATCAAACTTGAGGAAGGCGCGACTGCGACCGCCTGGACGCCTTCACCCAAAGATGCGGCATTCAGCGCCAGTGCGTCTGCGACCTCGGCGGCAAGCGCAGCGGCAAGCGACACAGCGGCGGGTCAAAAGGCGGCGGCGGCCGAGGGTTTCGCCACGACGGCCGCGACCAAGGCGGGCGAGGCGCAGACCTATCGCAATCAGTCAGCCTCTTCGGCGTCCGATGCAGCCGGATATAGTCTAGAGGCCCAGGCTGCATCCGGCACGTCAGTCGCCGCCAAGGACGAAAGTGTCGCGTCGAAGTTAGCAGCCCAAGCCGCAGCCGCCACGGCCATTGAGCAGAAGTCTGAGGCCACAGCCGCCGCAGCGGCCGCCTCGATCAGCGCCGAACTGGCGGCTAGCACGGCCGCTCTGCGCGGAAACTTGCTCAAGAACGGCGGCATGGAGCGCGGCCTTGAGGGCATCAGCGGCCCAAACCTCTATGTCAGCAATGACTCTTGGGGGCCAGCCGTTCGCGTCGCTCCGGCTGGAAATGGCACCTATGGAGTCGATTGGGCGCCCGTCGATATCTTTGGTGGGGCAACCTATACGGTTTCGGGTGACGCGTTGCTCTTTGCTGACAGCGGCTCTCGCTACTTCGACATGATTTGGCTCAACGCCAGCGGCGGGATTGTCGGGGATAGCGGTCAGAAGCCTATGGGGCCGGGTGACTACTCAAACGACCGCGCTCGCATCAACGCGATGGCCTGGACCGAACAAGCCCCGGCTAATGCCACGAGGGTCGTTGTTCGCGCCATCTTTGAAGGCGTGGTTAATCCGACCGCTATGGGTGCGCGTCGGGTCAAGTTGGAGTTTGGAGAAGGGCCAGCAACTGCCTACACGCCAGACGCGGCGGTAGGCGCCTTGGCGGCCAAGTTGGACATCACGGCCGCCGTCGCGGCTGATGCCCAGACCCGCCTGGCCAATGTGATTTTCGAGGTCATCGGCGCCTCGGGCGGCGATCCCTTCCAGCTATTGTTCAAGACTATCGGATCGTCGTCGATTGGGCAGATGGTGGCCAGCGCGCTGCGCTTCGGCAACGTCATCGGCGGTCAGATCGTCGACACGATGAAGCTGATCGGCGGCGAGGTCTTTATCGTCGGCCCGCTTTACCTGGGTCCGAACAAGGAAATCGAACTCAATCCACTGAGTTCGAACCCGCATATCAGCATCAAGGTCGGCGGGGGACGGATGGCCTTTGGAAAGCTGCCGAACGACAATCTGATTTACTGGTTCGGTCCGTCCCAAACCGTCGCGGCGATGCGGAAGAACAACGCCACGGAATGGCGCGATACCCTCGGCAACGCCTATTTCGGCGGGTCGCTCGCAGCGGGCCAGTTGATTGCGCGCGACCGCACGTCGTCGCTCTCGGTGTCCGCCTCTGTAGATACAGGGCGCTATGGGTCGAACGGCGGCGCCATCACTGTGACCGCATCATTGAGCGGCGGGTGGGGGAAAACGTACTATAGCGCCAGCAATCTCGCCGCCGCTTCGGAGAGCGGGACGATCGTCGTGAGCCTGGATCGCGCGATCAACGGCGGCGCGTTCTCCAACGGCGTTGCGACTATGAGCCGCGCCTACACATGGTCTCGTGAAAATCAGGGCTTTGAGCCGGGACAGGGCTACCTGATCGTCGAGAACGGCAGTTACGGCGGGGCGATCACCTACACCGACCCGCAGCAGGTCGCTCAAGATCGCCAGTATCGCGCCCGCATCACCAACTTCAGCCCCATCACCCTGGCTGGTCCTCCGACCGTCCAGGATCTGAGCGTCATCAGTGTCGAATAGAGGACAGCACCATGCCTACCAGCCAACCCACGCCTGAAGATATCGAAGCCGCCCGAACCCTCGTCGCGACAGCCGACGCGGCCGCCGACAAAGCGCGCAAGGCCGGGGTGATCGCCAATCTACAGCCGCTGATCGCCGCCGGCTTCGGAGCCGAAAACGCCGTCGTCGATCTGGCGGCTCTGAGCGCTGTCATGCCGGCGAACTATGCCGCCCTCGCTGAGATCGATCCCAATCTGCCCAGCTCGGTGATGACCGTCGCCAGACTGAACCAGTCGATTAACGACCGCATCCGCAATCTGGTCGCGCTGAACTCGCCGCCCACAGCAGCCTGATCCTAGACCTAAGCCGCCCAACGGCTGTTCGACCACGGCCTGACATTCGGAGACCTCCATGGCTCGTTTCATCCGCTGGGTGGCGGAACCCTTCACCGTGTTCGGGATCGGCGCGACGATGAACCTGATCCTGAGCGCGGCGGCCTATGCCGGCGTCATCGGCGCGGACCGGATCGACCCCGACTGGGTTTTCCTCGCGGGCGCGGCGGGCGGCATCGTCTCCGCCCTGGTCCACGTCGGCGTGGTGTCGCTGGGTTCCGAACCGGCGACCTCGCGCGAGATCATGCGCTCGGTGATCGAGGGCGTGTTCGCCGTCGTCGTCGGCGCGCTGGTCGCCCGGTTCTGGGCCGCGCCCATCGCTCTGCGACTGGCGCCTGACATCAACCCGTCGGACCTGAGAGCCATCGGCTTCGGGATCGGGATGGGGGCGTGGCGCTTCGCGCCTGGTCTGTTTGGGGCCGTCAAACTGCTGTCCAACCCCGCCACCCTCCGCGATCTGGCCCTGCGCTGGTTGGGCGGCACGAGGGCGAACCCATGACCCCTGTCGATATCGTCACCGTCATCGCCGCTGGCGTGGTCGGGCTGACCGTTTTAGCCCGAGCGGATTTGGTTTCGCCGCGCGTTCGCAGTTCCTACGCCAGCAACTGGATCGTGCGACGACTGATGGATGTCGTGGCGCTTGTGACGGTGTTCGTCATCTTCGAAGTCGTCGGGGGCGCGCATGTGCCGGATGCGGTAGCCTGGTTCTTCGTCGTCGCCGCCCTGACCTCGACCGCCATGCTGATCAGCATGTTCGTCCACGATGGGCGCGAGGTGCTGGAGGTCCGCCAGGCGGAGACGCGGGCCGCCGACGTTCAGGACATGAAGGAAGCGGTGGCGGAGACGATCCCGCCGGCCGTGGAGCGCTCTCTGGAGAAGGTGGTCACGAGTTTCGCCGAACCTGCGCCCGATTACGATCGGCTGATCCGCATCGAGCCGGTCCCGCCTGCCCCGCCGCCCGGCGACTGACGAACCGGGTTCGCGAACGCCGTTCGCCTCATTCTTCCAAGCGAGTGATCATTATGACAACCTTAGCACAGACGTCGTCTGCATGCGGCTGCTCTTCCGCCGACTGCCGCATCAACGGCTGCGCCTCTCTCAGGCAGGCATCGCAACATGGACGATCGCATTGGCGTCCATGGGAAGGGGGAGCTGCTGCACAGACGTCGCAACTCCTAGTGTCAGCGCCTCCTGCGGCAGCAGCCGCCGATCTTCTGTTCCAAAATAGTGATCAATCTGCTGATCACCCCACCCAAGGATTTCTCTGAAGGGCGCGTCCTCGTCCAGCCGAGCCGCCTGACGCAGTTCGGGCGCGAGCCGCGACGTTTATGGCTTAGCTGGCTGTGACGCTCGCTGTCACCTGATCCGAGGCACGCCCGCCAAGATCAGTCCTGTGATCCAAGCAAGCATCGTCACGAGGATGGGCGCGGCTTTTTTCTGGTCGATCTGCATCCATCCCCGGTGGATAGGCCGGGGCATCTGCGGAACCTCCGGCCCATAGCTCCCCGCTAGAGCGAGCGCTTAGCTCAACCTTGACGGTATACCGCGCACCTGAAGCGCGCAACCCCTACAATCTGGAGACTGAACATGGCCTTCCGCCTCTCACAGCGGTCGTTGACCGCGCTCGCCGGTGTGCATCCCGACGTCGTGCGCGTCGTGAAGCGCGCGATCGAGATCACCACTCAAGACTTCATCGTCACCGAAGGCGTCCGCACCCCGGAACGGCAGCGCGAACTCTATGCCCAAGGGCGCACCAAGCCCGGCAAGATCGTCACTAAGACGCTGACCTCCAACCACTTCAAGCACGCCGACGGCTATGGTTACGCCGTGGACCTGACGCCGTATCCGGTCGACTACGAGGGGCCGGTGAAGTTCCCGAAGCATGAGGCAATCGCCAAGGCCATGAAGGCGGCGGCGGCAGAGCTGGGCGTTAAGATCCAGTGGGGCGGCGACTGGAAGGGCTTCATCGATCGTCCGCACTATGAGCTGATCCGATGAGCATCCGCGACCTGTTCCCCTCCCGGCTCACGGTCGCGGCTGTCCTCGGCTGTGTCGTGTTCATCCCGCTTGCCGTGACAGCCTCCTATCAGTGGGGCGTGACGCATCGGGACATGGTCCGCGAAGAGCAGCGGGCGAATGGCCTATGGTTGGACATCGACGCCCCGAACGTGGGCTACAAGGACCGCCTGACCATGTGCGGCGCCAACCTCGCGGGCGCACAGTCAGCGCTGGCCCGGCAGAACCAGGCTGTCGATGATCTGAAGGCGGCCAGTGACGCCGCCGCCGTTCGGGCACAGGCCGCCGTGGATGCAGCCCAAGCCCGCGCCCGCGCCGCCCAGCAACAGGCGCAGACCCTTCTGCTCGAAACACCCCGACCCGGCGAAACCCGCTGCGAGGCGGCTGACCGGCTTATCCTGGAGCAAGTCCGATGACCCGTGCCCTGATCCTGTCCGCCCTGCTGCTGGCCAGCTGCGGCACGAACGCCAAGCCCGCGCCGGAGCCGGTCGTTCAGATCGTCGAAGTGAAGGTTCCGGTCGCCGTCGCCTGCGACCCTGACATCGGTCCTGAGCCCGCCTACGTGGACACGCCTGAGGCCATCGCCGCCGCCCCGGACATATTCGCCCGCGCCGTCCTGCTGGTCGCCGGTAGGGTCCAGCGGATCGCGCGTGATGGGGTGAAGACAGCGGCGCTGGATGAGTGTCGCCGCCCGCCTGTCATTCCGCCGCGACCGGGTTAGGTCGGCCAGGACCAGAAGGGGACGGTCATACCTACCCTCTTAGCGTCGAGCTTTCAGGCTCCGCTATCGAGGCTCGCTCTCTTAGGAGGGCGGGCCTCTTCTGCATCCGGCTCGTTATCGAACCGAACATGCAATCCGGACGGTAGTCGCGGTTTCACCTCGTGCCGAAACTTCTCGATTTCGGTCACGGGATCCATGGTCCTTTTGGTCACCCAAGACAGGACGTGGATGTGCGTCCCCTCGACCCAACCGTGCGGTTCGTGAAGGTCACGGACATCGTAAAAGACAATCCACCACCATGGCCCGTCGAGGTGATAAAATAGGTGGCAAACCCTCATCACCTTGCCGCGAACAAGGCGCGCGATTTTCGTAAAGGCCTTGAAGGAAGCCGGGCTGTGTGGGCCGGGCTTGATGTCATGAAGGGCGTCGAGGTCTTTAGGTTTAAGGCCAAGATCGCGGGGGGTCAGGTCTCTGTAAACAGACTTGATGCGCAGCGCGGTCGCACCCGCTTGAGCTGCAATGATCGCCTCTACGAGATCGCTCCGGGTGACTGTCGTTCTCTTCGCCGCTAACCGCAGTTCGGATGCTTTCTCGCAACGAAAAAGCAGGAGAAGAGAGTTTGGGGCGGGTGGGCCGAACTGCATATGGCTGATGGTCGCACGGCTCCCTCGCCTTTCAAACCTCGGCGAGCCATTCAGCTTCGTCAGTGGTTCCTATCCGCGTTCGACTGCTGATCCATACGTCGAGGCCGCGATAGTTCAGGCCGCCGTTGTTGCGGGTCTTCAGATCGCGGCCTGCCGCCTCGATCGCGAACCATGTCCAGTGGGCGACGATCAGGATTCTGGAAGAAGGAGACGTGTCGATCAGGGCGTCGATCTCGTCCAGCGTCAGGTCCGGTTCGCCGGCGGCCATCGCCATAACTCCGTCAGCTGGCCCCCGCTGCCATGGTGTCCTCGGATGACGATCTGGGGCCGCCGATTGCCGCATCGCTTGCAGACCATTTTGGCGCGCATATCGCGGAGGGGCGTGAACCGCTGCGCCTGGGGGAGCTTTGCCCACGCCGGGATGACGCTGCTGCCGCACTGGCAGACCAGGGCGCACTGATCACCGCGTCGAATGTCGTCAGGGGTCGTGTCGTCGCGATAGAAGTTCAGCACGGCGTCACAGCTCCGGATCGTCGCTGATCGTCGCCTTCACGCGCGCCTCGGGCGGATCGTGCATGGGCCAGAAAACGCCCTTCGGCTCGCCGGGCGGCGTGAAGAGAAAGACCATCCGGCCGGGGCATCCATAGCGTCGGCAGCGCGCCCAGCGGTTCCAGAGCTTCACCTGCGGCCCCGACAGTCGAATGACGACCGACAGGTCCACCCAGCAATCCAGATGACATCGCGGGCACCGGGTCGAGATCGTCCAGTGGTCGCGGCGCAGCTGCGACACCGTCATGTGCGGGGCCACGCTGAGGTGATGACCGAGGCCCCGGTTCTCCGGCTTCTTGTAGCCCAC